AGTATGCAGTTGGAATCACCAACTTAACGCCTTGTGCTGCAATACGAAGTCCTCGGTCGTCCTTCATGTCTGCAATGTTGATAAGGATGCTTTCAAGTGAAGTCTCACTTAGGTCAGCAGCAGTAGCCAAAGTATTTGATTGGTTTCCTGATCGCGTAGGATGAGAAGTGCTAAATAATGCAACTCCATCTCCACCAGTGTAAGAACTTGAGAAGCCGTTATTCAACACGTTTGCGCCTTTGATTTCCTTAGTGGAAGACATAGACCGAGCCAGTGCTTTCGTATAACGAGAGGCAACTGAGCCGTATTGACCATCTTCTTCAGCTTCTTCGGTAATCGCAAAAGCTAAAGCGATAGTTTCGTGTTGGTAACGAGCAGTCCACTGTTGACTCGCTGAGTCATAGCTTATTGCTGCTCCTTCTGTTTTAACAGGCGCATTGCCAAATCCTTCCAACAAAACGTCTTCTTCAAACGCTCGGTTACTAGAATTTGTGCTAAACACACCTTCCCATTCGCTAGGGTAGCTGTCGTACTCTAATCCAAAAAGAGTATTCAAACCCGGCTCTAGCATTTTAGCAAAACTTGCTCTATTCATAGCCATTGTTAATCTCCTTTTAGATTCCTGCTACATTGTTGCCAAGAATATGCTCGTTAATAAGCACTTCCATGACAGCGTTAGTTCCAAAAGCATTTTCAGGTGAATCCCATAAAGCTAGGATCTTACAGGAAGCAACGCCAGCTGCCATTGTTCCTGATAATTCAAAACCTGATTGCCCTGTTAGTGTAGACCCTGCGCCTGCTACTACGTCGCAACAGTTGCCAATGTTAGTCTGGGCAGGTGAACCTGCTGACTGACACTTGTAGACGATCTGTGGATCGTCATACACTAAAGCAACTATGTCCGTAGCAGTAGTGCCACTAGGCCAATACTCGCTAAAAACGTATGAACCATCTGATGCGGTATAATTTACCCCAGCGAATACTCCAATGTTGTTTGTCTCAGTTGCGGTATGAGGTGTAATTACCCCATCGCTAGTAAGAACACACAAATCTCCACTGAAAATATTCTCAGCCAACGTACTAGTAATTGTGTACTTGTTGGTTCGTATGGTGCTACCACTCATATGGCGAACTGGCACAAAGCCAAAGGCTGCATCTGCATTTGCCATTTTATTTCGCTCCTAAAAGTTAGTTATCTTCCATGACCGAGAGGTCTCGACCACGACTTGATGTGCTTTCCATATTCTGTTGAATAGGAACGCCTTTTGCACGTAACTCCTCTAAGTTGCCTGTGATGGACTGATCTTGCTCAAACTGCGTATTTCTAAAGTAAGCCTTCATCGACTTAAATTTTTCAATAGGCATTTCGCAAAGCATCATTCCTTCAACACCAATGCAACCAGACCACTCTCCATGATTGATAGTCGGAAAAATCTTCGTATCAACTGAGGAGGCTTCTCTTGGTTGCCAACCTGCTCTCATTCTTTTGAAAACATTGTCAGGAGTTTCTTTACCTTGAATCGAGGTAGCTATCCATCGTTGAACATAGCCAGAACGTGCAGGCGGTGCGTCCAACAACGAGGGTGGTTTCCAAGGGATATCAGAACGTGATTCTTCTTCTCTTGGAGACTTTCGGGTTTGTTTTGCTCTTACATTTCTTGACTCAGCCATGACTAGCTCCTTCTTTGCTTACGGATTTCAGACTCATATACTTTAAGTTTCTGTTCATCAGTTATACCAAGTTCTCTAGCCATTGCGAGTTGATCTTTTGAAAGACGAACCCGATTACCGCTGTAAGGTTGACCGCCAGAAGTAGGGGCGACAGGATTTCTTCTTTTTGTCCTAGCCTTTTCAACAGGTACTGGTTCAGAGACTACATCAGGAAAAGTCTTTTGTAAACGTCTAGTTAATTCGACGTAATATTCATCGCTTTCCTTGTCATAACCTTCCATCTCCAATTGAACGTCGATTGACTTTGCAAACAAAGTTTCTCGTTCATACCCAGAAGCCTTGAACCAGTCGTTTTTCCGTATCCATTTTTTAGCTGAATCAGGGATTTCTGGTGCTTGCTGTTGAGGTGGAGGGGGAGGTGCTTGAGGAGCAGGGGCTTGCTGTCTTTGCATCTCATTGACACGGATAGCAGCCCTCATATCAGCTAATTGCTCTTGAAAATCAACTTGAGCATCGGTATCTCCTTCTTCTACCGCCTTTTTAAGCGCAAGTTTGGTTTGCTCATATCGTTGAACAAACTGGTTTTCTTGTTGGCTTTGAGAACCTTGCTCTAGTTTTTCAAGCCGTTGCATCATCGCATTGTTCTCAGCTTCAAGCCGTGAGGCTCTAGCTTCAGACTCTTTGCGTTGGTCAACTAGCTTTTTAATCCTACGTTGTACCTTTTTGCTGTACTCAGGATCGTCGCTTTGCCTATCTTCTGCGACTTTAGGCTTAGGTTCTGCTTCTTCGGCAACTAGCTCAGTGTTTTCTTCGATGGATGGCTCTAATTCTTCAGAATCAACCACCTCAATCTCAAAATCTTCGCTTTTTTGCTTTTTAGTCCTTTCAATCTCTTGCTCAATTTCGGCAAGTACGTCTTCTTCAGACATGGTAGCGTCCTCCATGATTACGCTTTAAGATATGTAAGCAGATATTTCCGTTCCTTCTGGGACAATTGACGTAATTTCGTCATCGTTTAACAAAAGAAACTTCACTCCATTTACTACAATTTTCTGACCTGCGTATTTACCGTAGGTAACTTTTGAACCAACATAGGGAATAATGTCTGTTTTCCATCGTTGCCCTGTGTCCCTATCTCTATAAGCCAAGTCGCCAAGAGCAGCAATCCGACCAAACGCGGTCAGGTACTGTTCGTTGTCAAGAGTTTCATTAGATAGATAAATCCCACCATCAGTCGTCCGTTTTGGTTCTTGAGGTTGGAGTAAAACTTTCCAGTTTAGAGGTTTAGGGAGTTGGTGAGAGGCGATAGTCGCCTTACTTTCTTCGTCAGTATATATATCATGAACATGTGGATGAGTCATGTTAAGCATCCTCTTCGTCTAGTTTTTTTAAAGTATCATCAACAATCTCAGAAGCTTGTTGTAAACCTTCTGCTATTCCGATGTGTTTTTGGTATGACTGAAAATCGGATATACGACCTTCAATCATGCTCTCGGCTATCTCTAGCCTCTTGTTCGACAGATTCTTTTTTATCTGCCGAAGCAAGTCTGTTATCGTCATTTTCTGCTCCTGTGTTACTTTGCATTGAAACGCCAGTTACACGAATAACAACGTCTTGTTTTTCGTCAGCCATAAAAGCTAGTATCCTTTATTCTTTTTCTTTCCTTTATCAGCTTTCTTTTTCTTCTTAACTTTCTTCTTAACTTTCTTTGGTTTTGTTCCGTACACTTTTTTACCTCCTTTGGTAATTAAAGACGGGAATGAAGCCCTATTCATAACTGTTTTCCTGTTCTTTTGCAACTTGCGAGCCTAGAATCCCTGTCCCAATTGCAGTAAACGGAGCAAAATAACTCTGCCCTTGTTCTCTCAAAGCCTTTTTAAGTTTTTCAGTGATCTTAAATCCTTTGACTACTTCCCCTGTTCCAACATCCAAGTTTATAAGTTTAATGTCAGGGTCTAACGGTTTTAAAATCTTTTCTGCAATCTTAGGCACTGCAACACCGTAAAATTCTTCTGCATCCGTAAAACCTTGCCTTTCTCTGTTAAATACAGGCTCACCAAGAGTTACATAATCTGCGTCAGCGTCAACTGCTTTTGCAATCTCCCCTTTAAGCATAATTCTTGTTGTGTCTCTCTTTTCTTGAATATAAGGAGCGTCCATTACAGTGGGGTTTGTTTCTTCTAATGCCTGAAGACGACTTGAAGCGTCCCTAAAAGCTTCTTGATCTTTTCGAATGTTTTCAAGTTCAATTCCTATTTCTTCTTTTTCTCTTAAAAGACTATATGGGGTATCATCCCGAGTTCTATCTGTTAAGTTTGAAAAATCAAAATA